CCATGTATCAGAGTTACCATTAAATAAGCCTGAGAAAGCCAGTTCCTCATAAGTCATTTTTGAACCACCACCAGCTGCCTGATTGATAATTCCATAAAGCTTCAGCTTACCAAGAACAAGCGCGATAGTATTCCCAGTTTCACCTCCTGTAGATATTTTAAAAAGGTTAACGCCAGCACTTATATCGCCGGTAATTTTCCCATAGGTGAGTGACTTTCCTTTTTTTCCTTTACCTAAAATATCAATTCCACCAAAACCAAGTATCGTCATAGAGGAACCTGATATTGGTCCGCTACTTCTTACGCCGCCTTTGCCGCCAGTTACAGTCTCTCCATTTAGCTCTCTTGCATTGGCTTTTTCAGCATAAATATCTGTTGTCTTTATGCTCTTGGCCTTCATCCCGTCAATTTTAAGAGGGTTAAAATCAATTACAGCTAGCTCTTCACCTTGATCGCTATCATTGGGCGCCGCTCCTGGTGCTGGGCCAAGAAGGCCGTTTATAAATGCAACAATGTATGAGCCGTAATTTTGCGGATAAAAAATAAATCGATCTGACCAAAGTACAGTTTTCACAGGATTATCAAGATCAGAAATATCCCACGCTACGGTTTTTTTGTTGTCAGGATCACCAATTGAATCAGTGCCATTGAAGCCAACAAGGTAATCACCTCGCCTCGTAAATGATGATAAGTTGAAAGAAAGCTCTTTAATAAGGACTGGCGTACTTGTTGAAACATCAACGACACAAACCCTTGAAGTGGAGGCGAATCCGCCAACATAAAGCCGGTTATCCTCGATAACTCCATATCTAGCAAAGCGAATTTCTTGAATTGCTGTTTTTGTTAGAAGTTGAGGCTGAGTTGGCACGCTAAGATCAAAGCAAAGTAAACTGTACTCTGTTGTTGCGCTCGTATACCCAATACACCAAACATGATTTCCATTAGGTATCATCTGAACCATAGAAAGCCCATTTGCACTCTCATCAAAGCTTTTTAGCAATACAGGCGACTTAGGGTTTCTAATGTCATAAAAATCAATGGTACCGTTCCAGCCTGGACAGCAAAGAATGCCGCTTATTACATGAAGCATTTGCAAACTTGATGCAGTAGCTCTATTGAAACTTCCAACTTGAAATGGGTTTTCAGGGTCTGCAACATTCCATATATAAACAACTGTTGACCATGATCCAAGATAAACAAAATTACCGTATTTAGCTAAACCACGAACACCAGTGCCAGCGACACCAACGCTATTAGTGCTAACCCTTTTCACATTTGAAGGATCTGATATATCAAAAATATCAAAGCTAGGTATATCGTTATTTGCTGCATCATAAGAGCCTTTTGAAATCGAATAGGCATAATGTCCATCAATCTCAAACCATGTTGCATTTACCTGGTTTACATAATCGGAACCAAGCAGGTTAAATTGCTGCTCAGTTGTGTTTCTTTTCGCTATGCTTGATACAGGAACTTTCTGCTCAAGCTCTGATATATCAGAAAGAACAAATGCCTTGTTGGCACCGCCAGCCAATCCGGTTGACTTATTGAATGTTCCATCAAGAACACCTGTAGCGCCGTTACCGTTCCAAACTGTTGTACCGGTTGAATCAACATATATAAAGTGAGTGTAAAGAGAAGAGTCTACACCGCTCTTTATGTAAGTTACTTTTGATTCATCGCCATTGGCATACTGTGCTGCAACAAGCTTTTTAATGTAGTCAGGCAACGTCTGCTCTGAAACAAGCGAAACCCACGCACTAACAAGCTGAGTTGTGAGCGAGTCATCCGCTGATATAGTTACGAATGTCTCACCTGAAAGGTATTGTGCGTTAGTCACTTCGCCATAAATAAAGGAAGAGTCTTTAAGTTTTAGCTTTCTACCAGCTGTATAAATATCTGTAGCATTGCCAGAAACCTTAAATTGATTAGCACTTACTTGCGTTGCACTTTTTTGGTTAACCCATTCCTTGCCAAGCTGACTTGGGTCGCTGACTGGATCGGTAGTATTAACTTCAACATCATCAGCATCTTTAACAACTATCTTGTAACTACCATCAAGGTATATGTCTGCGTACCCTGCTGCGTTTAGTGTTACCGGGTTAGGGTTTTCTGTTTCCTGACCTTCAGTTGTGTATGTTGCCTTTGGCGTGTTTGTTCCAGCCTGATAAGTATAAACCTTGCCAAACGCTAATGGCTTTCCATCGGCGCTATTCCAGGCTCTGAATTTGGTACCAACAATTGATACTGCCATGGTTATTCTCCTGTTAAATAATAAACATTATAACGCGCTCCCCCTATTGGGAAAGCGCGCTTTCAACTTGTTCCAGGGCCTTGTTAGCCTGCTCGTAGAACTGCGCAAGCGCGTTGTTCTTCTGCTGGTACCAGTTTTCTATTCTCCTTTCCTTCTCATCCCTGGTCAGGTCCGGGTTGTATTTGATTGCTGCAAGCACCGTTTCCTGGTCCTTGAATGCGCCATCAATCTGTCTAAAGGCGTTATCCATGCTGATAAGCAACTGGTTAACCTTGTCGGCTGAAAAGTCCTTCATTGGCTGCTGATCTCGTATTGCTTGTGCGGTTAACAGGTCAAATGCAGACTTGGCGCCGGCTGCCTTTTTCTTGAGCTCAAAATAACCTTCAGTCCACTTGGTACGGTAAGGAACTCGCTGCCCTTGGAATTGATAGGTTAGGTAGTCAATCGGCTCCTTAACGAATGGACGCGGCCCCCACTCTTTTTCATTCCAAAGCAATGCCTCGCTACCATCTGAGATATACGCCTCAACATAGCGCAAATACCCCTTCATGTAGTGTTCTGCAACAAGTGGCGACACGCCAAGCGCTTCACCTAGATTGCGGTACAGTTGTGGCGTGCGGTCAGTAAACTGATACTCGTTTGGAACGTGCATCAAACGCTCAGGAACAATCGGCGCACCAGTGAACTTCTTATTCCTGGCAACCTCAATCATCGGTTGGAAAATACCAGGGTAATCACCAACGCCAAGCGTATTAGCAAAAGTCCAAGCCAGCGTCTGCGCCGCCTCTTTACCATCACGCTCTTTAATGTAATCCAGGCTTACCTCTGGAATTGTGGCGAACAAATGCCCTATGTCGTAAGGACGCGGTATTTTAAGCGGCTTCTCAGCACCAGGAAGGAATATCCACCAGAAGCGCGCTTTCTGGTCTGGCGTTAATGCCTGATAGCGCTCGTCATCTTCATTCAGCAACCACAAGATCACCGTCATAAGCGTGAGCACGCCACCAGCCACCAAAAATCTAATCTTGGCATCGTCAAGCTTGGCAAGGTTGCTGCCCTTCATTTCACCGCGCAATTCAAATATCTCACGCGCTGTCTTATCCAGGCCCTGAATACCAGCATTCATAAATGGAACAGTGCGAAGGAACTTAGCCCATAACTCATTGCGCCCCATCTTGCTGAAGTCGGTTGCTACCTCTCGCGCTTCCCATGCAGCCTCAAGCGCATTTTTCCCAGCTTGGCGGCCACGGCGATAATCACCAAGGCGACTGCCGTACTCAAATGCACTGGCAAAGCGATCATACCCGGCCAGGAACTTGGCTGCGGTATCCCATGCGTTACGACTTGGAAGGTCAAGCTGTCGGCGCTTCCTGGTTTCCTCTGTTCTTGCCTCGATACGGGTACCATAGCCACCACCATGCAAGCGGAACTCTCGGTAAAGCTTGGTGTGGAATATGGCGTGCCCCATACCAATCAAGGTATCCCATACCGGGATAAACTTATTCTTACTAATCACAAAGGCGCTCAATGTATCTCGTATAGCATTAGGCCCAAGAAACTGAAGCATTGACGTTACAGTACGCGTTTGCAGGTTCTTCACGCGGAACATGGCATTAAGCAATGCGCCAGACTTAAAGCCTCTCATGCCTGTTAGCATATCCACCAACAACGGATTGCGAACCTCAAACCAGGTGCGCTTACCATCAATAATGGCGCTATCAACATAAGTTTCTGCTGTTGTAGGCTTGTGCCCAAAGGTCCAGAAGTTAAGTAGATCAGGGTTAGACTCAAGCGCCTGAGCAATATCATCAACGTCAGTAATCTGCGCATCAGGATCGCCGGCCATTATCATTCCGTCTTTACTTACGGTAAGACCAACATCAGCCATAGCTTCAGCAATCTTTGACGCCATCTGAGTTTGCTCAACCTTCACCAACTTGCTATCTGGCGCAAGCTTAACAGCAAACAACGCACCATCCTGGCTGGTCATAATGTCGCGGTAAAGCGTTTGCTTTGCCCTGGCAATCAATGACGCCCGGATATTTGAGTAAAGCCCCTCAACAATGTTTTCAGCAATGTCACGCACATTCTGAGTGCCACCACTAAGGCGCTTTCCTATTGACGTTGTGCCAGCCTGATCACCATCCTCAAGGCGCTCTATTACCCGGTGGAATGGAACATAGTTTCTGTTGGCATCAGAAAAGGCTTGTTTTTGTTTTCCGTCAATCAGGCCCATCTGCTCATAGAAGTCCAACATACGCTTATTGAACTCCTGATATTCCTTGAACACCTCGCGGAACTCAGGGTAAGTAACACCAAGTTTTAGACCGGCTTCAATTTCTTGCTTTGTGAATAGCCTTTCACGGCCCTGCTTCATAAGCTCGTTTGCCCGGCGAGCCTTGAAGTAATCCATAAGCAAGTCAAAGCGCTTCCAGCCATGTTTTGATACCGGCCAGAACACCTGGTTAAGACCTTTTCCGTTAAATTCAAATGTTCCATCTTCAGTAAGTGAAGGCGTGCCATCTTTCAATATCGCTTCATGCAAAGACTCAGCGCCATTGATAAGCTGGAATTGCTTGAATGGGCTCAACGCTGCATCACGCACTTCACCATGAAGCGTGCGTTCAACAACCTTTGCAGCATGAACTTTATCAATAACCTCTTGGCGATAACGCTCAAGCGGGTATGACTGCATGTATTGAATGATCTGCTGTGACTGGCTTAACTCTTTGCCTGACTTGGCACGCAACTGAGCACGCGCACCTTGCAGATACCACCGGTGCATTTCATCCTGAAGCCTGGTCATTTTTTTACTAAGCGTTGGATCTTCAGCAAGCACTTGCTCAAAACGCTGAGTAAACAACGGCGCCGCCGCTTTTGCTTCAGCGTAATTGGTAAGCCATAAGCGCACAAACTCAGCAAAGCCTTCCTTGTATTTCAAGTTCTTCTGGCTGGTGTAACTCAGGCCGGCAACCTCATCACTGTATTTAGTGTCCTTGTATGCCCTAGTAAAGCGCTTGTTGTAGCGGTAGTGCATATCCAGGTAGTGAGCCATTTCATGGGCCATAACCTCAACATCATCATAATTCGCCACACGCACTTCGCTGTTGTTCTTGCGATAGAAGCCAAGCTTTGACTTGCCCTTTACTTTGCCTTGGTAAAGCCTTGGCCCGATAACATCCTCCACCATCACACGCACACCCTCACGGCGCGTTGGATTATCTTCTGGCTTCAACTTCACAGAACGATCCCCAATAGCGAACTCATCGCCTTCAGGCCGCTTTGGTACTCCGGCCTGGCGATATGTTGGACGCCAGTTAGGCATAGGCACATCAGCGCCAGCGTTGTACATCATGGCGCTGGTGCCATCCTGCTCTATTTCTTCCTGGTCCTTGTTCTTTGGCTTGAGCTCTGCAATAACCAAGGCATGACGCGCCTTAACCTTTGCAAGCTCATCCGCTTGCGACCAATTAGCAATCTGACCTTCAAGATCTGGAATGTCACGCTCAGCCTGCTTGATAAGATCAGCCTCATTCTTGGCGTCAGCGCTGATACGCTTAACCGTGTTAGTAATGCGCATGGCCAAGCCGGTAGGATCAGCTTCAGCAATATCTGGAATATCAACCTGGTATTCCTGCTCACCCTCTATGGTGATCACGAACTCTGCACCGCTGATATTATCCAGGCGCAACTTAAATCCAGCGTATTCACCAATAGGCTTAGTCTCTTGCCCGGCGTCAGCCATCTTGTTGGCCGCCGCAAGCAATGCCTGGCCAGCCTCTTTGTGCTTATCGTACTTGCCGCTATTGATTGTGATAGAGAAGTCTTTTGGCGCCTTCTCTGCCTTTTTAGCATCACGCGTAAACTTCAGCATTCTATCCTTGCCGGTTTCAATGCGTAGCTTCAGGCGGCGCACCTGATCGCGAATGCGGAATTGCTCGCGGTCATGCTCATCTTCAAGCTGCTCAAGCTTTCTGATCTTCTGGCGCAAGTCCATTTCTTCCAGGATAAGCGGGTTTCCACTTGAGGCCGCTTTCATTTCAGCTGCATTACTTGCCTCGCCGCCAACGTCCTCAATCTCACGCGTCTTGGTATTGCCCTTGCGCACCTGCTCAATGAATCGCGCCTTGGTTTCAATGGTCTGCCACATACGGCTATCAAGCGTCTGCTTGGTTGCGTAGCGGTTAATCTCAACCTCAAAGCCATCAGGATCACGCTCATAAAGCTTGTTGCCCTGGCGAATGATACGACCTTCACGCTGTTCAAGGTCAGAAGGCCGCCATGGTGCATCCATGTGGTGTAGCGCAACAAGGCGCTCCTGGACGTTCATGCCGGCGCCCATCTTGGCAGTAGATCCAAACAACACACGAATGCGGCCACTACGCACCTTGCCAAACAGTTCTTCTTTCTGAAGTTCCGTATTAGCATCGTGAATAAATGCTATCTCCTGCTCAGGAATACCCTTATTGATAAGCTTCTGGCGCAAGTCATCGTAAACACTGAAATCACCATCAAGCGCCGACAATTCATCAGGACTCATCTTGTCGAGTTCATCCTGGGCGCGCTCATCACCGTTATCTGCCTTTTCAATCAGATCACGGATTCTTGCCGCCTCTTTTGCCTTGGCGCCTTTAGGCGTGCTCAAGTCGATGAATACCAACTGAGCGCCTTTATCTGCACTCCATTGGTCATAGATGCGCTTAATGTTGTCTGCTGCCTGATTTACTTTGCTACCTTCATAGTCTCCGTACATGGCCGGGTCTATCATGCGCATATCAAGCGCCGCCTTACGGGCGTCACTCATTATCTTCAGCATGTTATCCGCGCCCTTTTCAGGCTTCTTAGGCAAGTGCTCAGCACGCCAAACAAGACTTCCTTCAGGGTATGACTCGCGGCCATTCTCATCGGTGATAGGCTCGCCAATATAAGCGGCCTGGTCATCACTTCGAGTAACAACAACATTCTGAGGCTTGCCGCCTTTAACCTTTGGTACCGGTAGGCGCTTGCCCTGGGCTGCCAGTTGGCGGTTAATGTCATCACGGTTGATAACATCACCAAACGATAGATAGCGCTGCATAAGCTCAGGGATGTTCACAAACTTACTGAAGCGACTGTTTAGCTTGTAGGCACCTGAAGGCGACAACTCCCAATCAGTAACAACCTCACCATACATGCGCGCCCATGCGTCAAAGTGCGCAATACCCTGGTCCTGTAATGTCTGGTAATCCAGGTAGCGCTGCATGGTGTACATTTCGGCCATGGTATTGCTGATCGGCGTGCCGGTGGCAAATACCACGTTATTCCCGCCAGTTTTTTCCAGGACAAACTGAGTTTTCATAAACAGGTCTGCCGCCTTCTGGCTGCCTTGCGGATTACCAAGGCCGGCAACGCGGGTCATGCTGGTGGCAAAGCCAAGGTTTTTAAACTCATGCGCTTCATCAAGGAATAGCGCATCAACACCAAGCTCACCAAAGGTTAAGTTGTCATCCTTGTTTTCAGCATCAAATAGCTTCTTCAGCTTCTCCTGAAGGCGCTCTTTCTGCTTCTCAATCTGCTTAATGCTGCGTGACTTCTGTCCGTCCTGGGCCCGGATATTCTGAATAGCCTCGTCAATATCACGGATCTGCTGGTTGATAAAGCGCTCTTGGAACTCCTTATCCATTTCAACCTTACCAAACGATGAGTGCGCAACAATAACAGCATCCCAATCACCAGTAGCAATGCGAGCAAATAAGCGCTTACGGTTGCCTTTCTCAAAGTCCTTCTTGGTGGCCGCCAGCACATTTGCGCCAGGGTAAAGCTTGGTAAAGTCCTCTGCCCATTGCCCGACCAAGTGATTAGGAACAACAAACATTGGCTTCTTAGCTCGTCCCATGCGGCGCATTTCCATAGCGCCAGCAATCATGGTGAACGTCTTACCGGCACCAACAACATGGTCAAGCAAAGTAGTGCCTGACTGAACGATACGCCAAACAGCGTTGGCCTGGTGTGGGCGCAACTTGATAATGTCGTCACTGACCTTTCCAGGAAAAGTAAGATGCGAACCATCAAACTCACGCAAGCGATCGGTGTTGAATGTATCGTTGTATGTCCTGGTTAACCGACTACGGCGCGCATCGTCTTGCCATACCCAACGGCGAAACTCTGCCTTTAGGCGCTCAACCTTTTCATTGGCTGCATTGGTGGCTGCCTCATTCACGCGTGTTGTGCTTTCGTCAATACGGTCACGCACAACAATCTGTTTTTGGTTTGCCGCTGCCGCAACAATATCAGTAACCTGAACTCGGTCAGTACCCCAACGTGAACGCGCCGCCTCAGTTGGAACGCCATCAATAGACCATTTTGCATTGGTCGGAATGTACACGGCTTTACCGCTTTCATTGCCAAGCACATGATCAACAAACGACTTCATATCTTCACGCGGCAACCAGTGAGCGCCAGGCTTAACATCAATATCAACGGCCTCAATATCTTCAGGCTGAACTGCCTCAAGAGCCTGGACGTTGCGCTTATACTTCCCATCAGCTTTGGCAAGCTGTTTTGCCTGCGCAAGCTTCTGCTTAACATTGCCACTCAGGTACTGGTCACGCGTTTCAAACCTGCCTGGCTCAACCTCAAACACAAGATCGCCAAGCTCATTGGCGATATAGCCTGGCGTTTTATTGTAAAGCTTCGCCATGTAATCCATATCAATGACGCCATACTCAGACAAGCTTGCTGCCATGGCATCCTTGGCCGTTGTCGCTTTGGTGGGCGCCTTATATGGTGACTGAGTGCGCTTGTAGAATATCGCCGCCTTTTGGGCGCTTGGTTTGCGTGATTGCTCACCGGTTTTCTTCGCCATTGCTGGCGTAATTCCTTTATCGAATGATTCTTCCAGGGCTGCAATCTGCGGCCAGGTAGGATCATCACGGAATAACCGCTTATTGGCATCTGAGTTTATTGGCCCATGAGACTTAACAAACGCGTCATATTCACGATTAAGACGCGTGCGCAACGCGTCAAGTGCTGCATCTTTCACGCCTTCAGTAAGCTGCGCCTTTCTCAAATCGGTGAATACATCACGGACCTTTATCATCCCCTCAACGCGCTGGCGCGCTTTATCGCTTGCAAACTCAACTGGCTCAGCCTGGACGCTACCAAGCTCATTATCCTGGCGCACCATAACCTGGCCGCCATCCATGAACATACTTCCAACCTTGACGTTATCAACACTGGTAGATAGCTTAACTTCCTCTTTTACTGGCCCGGCCTTTGACTCTGCCATGATACCTTTTGGTAACTTAGCCAAAGCCTCACGCAACAACGCGCCGGTGTCCTGACCTTCACGCGCTACAAGCGCCGGGTCATTTGGGCCATACATAGAACCATACGCGCCCCACTCACCAAGCATCATGTCGGGATTTTTTACAAAGTATTCATTCAGTGGCGTTTCAATGCCTTTGGCATCTTTCACGGTTTCAGTGCGCTTCCATGAAGGTCCTTTTCTTGGCGTTCCTTCTTCGCGCTTCTGAAGGAATACAATGTCAGTTGTTACTTCTGTGCCGGCATTCTTCAGGAAGGCGTTGTTAGGCAAGCGAACAGCGCCAAGGAAGTCTGCACGATTAGCCATGTACTCACGCGCCGCCTGGTTGCTTTGACCATCCATAAGGCGATTAGATACGACCATTGCCAGCACGCCGCCAGGCTTCAGCCCATCAAGACTCTTGGCAAAGAAGTAATTGTGAATGCTGAACTTGGATAAATCCTTGCGCTTACCGTCATAAAGCTTTTGGCTACCAAAAGGCGGATTACCCATTGCCAGGTCGAAATAACCGTCTGGCATAGTGAAGTCCTGGAACCCCATTGGTGTTTTAATGTTTGCACCAGGGTAAAGGTGCGAGGCAATGCTTCCGGTAATACGATCAAGCTCTATGCCGGTGATATGACTCTTACCGCGCACACCTGCCGGCATCATCCCCAAGAAATTACCGGTACCAACTGAAGGCTCAAGAACGCGACCACCAGCAAAGCCCATATCCTTTACCGCCTTCCAGATTGAAGTAACAATCTCCTGGCTCGTGTAGTGAGCATCCTGTGTGCTTCTGCGCGCTGCGTCATACTCTGCATCGGTAAGCAACTCTTTAAGCTGTGCCGCCTCTTTCTCCCATCCTTTTGATACCTTGCCAGCATCACCATAAAACGCTTGAGGAATACCACCCCAACCAACGTAACGCGCAAGCGCCTGCTGTTCTTCTGGCGTAGCCTGGCGACCTTCAGACTCAAGCGATTTCAGGATCTTGATAGCTTCCAGATTATTCTTGAACTTGGTTTTCTGGCCGCCTTCACCAATACCCATATCAGGCGTAATGGTGAACATTTTAGCCGGGCGCTGCTCTGCACTTGTGGCCTTTTGAGTTGTATCACCTTCAGGTGTCGGCGCTTCTTCTGCTGCTTTTTCTTCAGCCTGAATTAGCTCTGAATCCCCTCTTGATATTGGTCGGCTTGCATCACTCGGCTTTTCATCTGCAACGCTTCCTGGTACATCGGTGCCGCGCTGCTCGCCTTGTCCGGTTCGCTCTGCTCCGCTGGTGGAAACAGGTGATTCTCCCTGACCATCTGAAACGCCTCGTCCGGTTGATAGCCCTGGTTCTCCATCTCGCTCACTTCCGTCAGTGTCTGCTCTGCTGCCTGCTTCAACGCCAGGTCTAGCGCTCCCTGCTTCTTCAGTGCTTGGTACTTGCTCGGCTGGAACTCCTGCCAGTGTTTCTTGGCCTGGCTGATCCAATTCTGTAGGTTCATTGGTTTGCTCCTGTGCTTGCTCTGGTTGCCAGGCTGCTTGTAAATCGGTGAGTAGCTTTTGCTTTTGCGACTCTGGTAAATCAGATCGTTCAATGGCTCGCTGAACGGCCACACCCTTTGATTGTCTGTTCTCTGCGCCTGGCTCGCTGGCAACATTGTTAATACGCCCTTCAATATCTCTGCGCACTTGTCGCTGCCCTGGCGTCAAAGTGGCATAGTCAATTAAACCGGTTAACGCTTCCGCGTCATTCCACACTTGGCGAGCCGCATCACCATCAAGCTTGCCAGCCTGGCGTAACTTGTTGGCGTAATCTCGCGCCTTCATTAAATCGTTTCGCCATTCCGCTTTAGGTGTCAGTGCATCGTCAACTCGCTCTGCGGTATCTGCCACAGGAATATCCTCTGCGCTACGCTTTCCAGGCTCTGAGGCAATATCACTAGGCCGTTGCTGCTGTGCTGGTTCAGGTACTCGTCCAGGCTCCTGGCTTCGCTGCTGCTGATCACCTTGTCGTTCAACGCCTGCTGTATCCACTCTTGCATTTTCTTCACCACGCTTCTGGTTGTACTCCTGAATGCGGTTATCTCGAATGAAAACGCCCCCATCTTTTTTGAAAGCATAGGGGTCAATTTCTTTGGCCTGGTCCAATGTCATTTCACGATCAATGACGCCGGTTAGTTCCTTTCCGCGCTTGGTTGTGTGCTGAACTCTCTCAGCGCCTTCACCATAGACTGGCGCCGCATCAGCTGGTTGTGCTTCATCTTGCGCTTGTTCTTCAATTGGCGCTTCTTGCTTGGGCTCATCCTTAACTTGCTCCTTGGTCTGTTCTTCAACAACCACTTCCTGAGTAGGAACTTCAAGCGGTACATCAACATTCTCAGGCATTACTGCCTGCTTTGGCGCGTAATCAACTACTGGCGCCTGCTTAACTCCGCGCTGTTCAAGCTTCTCTGCAACAAGTTCTGCCATGCTTTTTCGCTGCACTGGCTGCTGCTGTTGCTGAGCATTTGCAGGATCAAAGGCTTGTGCTGCCGCCTGCTCTGCTGGTGCAAACTGAGTTGCTTCAACCTGCTGATTAAGAGCAATGCCAAGCTGGCGCTCTGGTGCGTTCAGTGCCTGGTCAATTTTCTCTTGCGTTTTAACAACTGGGTGAGCAACGCCGCTCATCATTGGGCCAGCAAGGCCGCCGATAATACCGGCATCAATAAGCCTCTGGCGCGCTTCTGCCCAAGTCATATCCGGGTTAATCATCTGCTGATCAAGCCCTGTTTGGATTGCCTCGGTTAATACTTCCTGCGCTGACTCTGCCAAGGCTCCTTTGAGAACTCGCTTAAAGAAGTTCTGCCCTGGCTTCATAATGACTTTAAGAGGAATGTACTCAGGGATAGCTTCAGCTGCTGCGTTGGCTACCGCGTAGAACTGCGCTTCATCTGGTGAAAGCCCTTGTTCTCGTCCTTCAGCATAAGACTGACCGCCAACCTGGCCGGCCATAAGGCGCATACCAACACTTGGATTGCGCGTAAGGATACTACCTAACAATGCAGGGCCCATTTCTGCCACACTGCCAATTGCAGCACTACCGTAGTAAGCCGCGCTACCTGGCTCGGCATTTACTGGCTCCATGGTTTTCTGAGTTTCTTCTCGCCAATACTTAGCAAATCCTGCAATCTCATCAGGATTGATAATGCCCATATCAGCAACTTGCTTTAGCTGCTGCTCGTTAAGTGAGCCTGTGACATTGCGCTTTATGTAGTCGAGTGCTTCAGGGATAGGTGTTTTAGGATCAACAAGACCTTCATTGCCGGCCCACGCCAGCAACTTGTAATCACCTGGAGTAATACCAAGGCGATTAGATACGATAGCGATATGGCGCTCACGTTCTTGCCCCATATCCTCGCCAAGCATTTGAATAAGGCCGGCTGCCGATTGCTGGAACCGTTCAGGAACATTGCGAACTGCCTTACCTGTTGCTGTTGCAAAGCTGTCATATTCCGGTGGCGCCTTCTGCATAGCACCGGTGAAACCATCAACCTCTGGCTGATCTTCTGAAGTGAAAAAAGACTTAGCCCGGTCAATTAAACCAGGCTGCTCAGGTTCTGGCTTTGGTCCATAAAGCTCATTGTGCCAGGCTGCCAACTCCTTGGCGCCTTGGTTGTCTCCTGCAAGGTGTGCTTTCTCAAGTGCTGTTAGCAACTGGTCCTTTGTAGGTTGTTGGTTCTCTGCCATCCCCGCCTCACTGTGAATACATTTCAAGTAATTTGTTGCGATCTATATTACCACTTTGCCCCAAATCTTGAACCTGAATACCAAGCTTTCTCGCTGCCTGTGTTACAGCTTGCGAGCGAGTAACGCCGCCTTGGCTATAAATCTTAGCCGCTTCAGTTGCGATAGATTGAACCTTGCCGCGTGTGGCCGGGTCCAGGTTTTGCAAATTACCTTGCTGATCAAACAGGCCGCCAAGCAACTCACCAGCCTGGCGGTACATAAGCGATTCATCGGCTGATTTTAGACCACCTTCACCACTGGCACGCGTTAAAGCATTCTGGCGGCTTGTCTGGCGGTCAAGCTCTTGACTGCTGGTGGTTCGCTCAACAACTTGACCATCCTTGTATAAGCGGTCCTCAGTGCCAAACGTCATGCGCTCAGGGTTCTTCAACAACTCATCTACTTGGCGAGCTCTTGCAAGCTGCATTTGCAGGAAGTTTGGATCGTACTGCTCAGGCATTTTTGCTGCGAGCTCTGGTGATACACTTTGGCGCGCAAGCTGATAAGCCTGCTCAGGGTTTTCAGACTGAAGAACATAGGCCGACATTTTGCCAACTGCATCAATATTTTCTTGCGTTTGCTGGCGCTGACGCTCATCCATCTTGCTCAATGAGTCAAGCATCTTCTTGGCTTCTTCAGGATCAAATGCGTTTAACTCCTGCATAGCCTGTTGATCGCCGGCTGAAGCCTTTGAGCGCAATTCAGAAAGAGCATTACCACGCTGCCGCGCCGCATCACGGTCCTCCTTTTTCCAATCCATCATTAACGCGTTATTCTCGCGTGACTGACGCGCACCTTTCACGGCCTCAACGGTTCGGTAAACCTGGCCTAAGTCGATTCCAAAAGCGTTAGCCATGGTTAGCCCCCCTGCATCATGTTGTACATTAGGTAGTTTTGCATACCTTGGTTTGCTGCCTGGGCGTAACCTTGATAAGCGCTTGCCCTGGCGTTGCCCTGATTTATTGCGTTCTGAGCTAACGCATTGCCTGTGGCTAACGTGCTCTGCGTTACATTGCTTGCCATATTCTGTCTTGCATTTGCATCAGCCTGGTTAGCCACCTGACCGACATTAGATAACGAAGCAAGCTGATTAAAGTTCATGGCCTTAGCACCTGCATTCCTTGCGTATGCGTTGGCATACTCGTTACTTGCAAAGTTCTGACCATACCTCGTTACCGCTCTATCCTGAGCGCCAGACATAAGCCTACCTCTCGCCGCTGCACTTGCATCAAGCGCATTAACGCCCTCTTTCATCCTGAATTGGTATCCAGGATCAGCTTCAAACTTGAAATTGCTTGGATCGAATCGACCTGAAGCAATGCCTGCCTGAAGCTCACCTAATGCTTGCGTGCCAATCTCACGCCATGGAGCATTATCTTCACGCTGCTGGTCAAACACCTCGCGCTGAAACTCGATAGTTTCGCGGTTAGCCTGGACCTGGGCATCACTGGCTTTTTGTGAAGCTTTTGACTGTGCCTTGCTTGACTGGTTTGCTGAGTATGCGCCAACAACGGCGCTACCAATTACTGCTGCTGCAACAACTGACATGGCTCATTCTCCTGTTCTTGTGGCAATGCAGCGCGCTCTCCAGGTGACAACGCTCTGAACTGCGCCATGCTGAATACCGTTAAAATATCTTCAATGCCTTCCGGGCTGGTGGCATCTGTCTTATGCACAGTGATCCAGTGCGTATCTTCGTGAGCATATCCCGCACGCTTGCGCCCTGGTACGCCCTCCATGATATTCACGCCGGTTAAGCGCTTTACGCCATCTGGCGTTGCCACTGTAATATCACCACTTAGCATAATATCCACATAGCCGAACTTATGAACTCGCCCTGTTAATAGCGTTCCCTTGGGAATGGTAATCTCACGCGCATACATGCCATTAACAAATCGGTGCTCAACTGGCATTTCAACCTGATCATGCTCAAGCATGACTTCTTCCATGGCTTCAATCTTTTCGTTTACCTGCTCTGCTAAAAGCTGGTGTACCTGCGAAGGTGTTAACTCATCCATCAGAACACCTCTACACCTGAGCCCATGACAACAATATCAGTGCTTGCAGCTGTTCCTGTTTTGCAGTGAATGGCATCGCCAGCCTTCATCACCTGTCCTTCAAGCTGGTAAGCTGGCCACGCCTCATTTGCATCAATAAGTTTGGCGCTTACAACCTTGTTTGCGTTAGTTGCAGAATCTCCTGCTGGAACAATGTGAACGTCTATTGCCTCAGCATCTGCGCCATGGTTTGTGAACGTAAGCTTGCTAATGATTGTTTTCTTGCTTGCCGGGCTGGCATAGTAAGAAGTCAAGGTGTCGCTGATAGCTTGAGGCTCAATAATTTGTACTGGTACGGCTTGCATATTAATCTCCTAAATTCCTGAATAACTTTTTGTGCCAACAAAGGCCATTGATGAAACCATGGCCTTTACCGACTCAATCTCTTTTTTTAGTTCAGCTATTTCACTGCTGTGCGATCTGTTCATAGAGTTAACCATAACGCCAACCGATAATATTGCCTCAAGCAACTGTTGAGTGTTATCTGATTTAGATTGCATAGCAATAACCATTGCATTGCCAATCACGTCATTTAGTTGTTGATGACCTAAGCTGCCGCCAATGTTAAAAACTTGCTCTCCTGGACCGTCTTGTTGAACAGGCTTGACTGAAGGCTGCGACTTTAATCCAGTCATAAGCTTTACTATAAAATCACTTGCATCATCATTGCCGCCAGACCGCTCCCACAATCTATGAAGAAAGTCGGAAAGGGCCCTTGTTGGATAGCCCGTTCTTGGGTCAACAACTTGCACCGCCAATGGTGGCGGATCTACTTTAATTCCTGCCACCTTTAACCTCCGCAAAAGCTGAAATCATTACAATTGGAACAGGATCAGACACAACAACTCTAAGCTGCCTTTGCCTGAACATACCCAATCGGTTCCATTTGACTCTAGTGAGATAATTACCAATCTTCCCAATATCTGCAAAGTATTCATTGCTCCATGTTTTACCACCATCATCAGACCAAGAAAGCATTGCTTGCGGGTTACTCCCATAACCATCAACAATTCCAACGCCAGACTCCATATCTATTTCAAAACTGCTCATTGAAACCCTGTTTCTTCCTGCATGAACTTGTGGAGTAACAAGCTCCCTTCTTATTGGATCCCCATGATCGCTATAAGAGCTCATATCTAGCATATAGATAATGTTGTTTTGAAAATCACCAACTAAGTGTCTGTCGTAGCACCTTGCGTAACAGTTTGAATGATGCCTACCCCACTCGATATGCGATCTTTCATGCCACATTCCGGTAGATACGTCATAACACCATGTTAAATTTTGAGAAGGAAACGTGATCACATAAAATAAATGACCTTCCTCAGTGTAAGTGTAGGAAAATGAATCAGATATTTTTCCATTTTCAATACTAAACTCAACGGCGTGCGTGCTTATTCTTTGCGGTATATATCCATTAGCACGATATACAACACCATCCTCACCAAGCCAGAACACACTATTATCAATCTTTGTTGCGCTATGAGGCGCCGCAATTCCTTTCTCTACAAAAGCCCCCTGCATTCTTTCAAATGGAAAATCTGGATCGCCGCTGTTGTACCAAACCTCTACACTGTGCTCACCAAACAACCATAACTCTCTGTGATCTGATAGAACAGCAAGCGTATCATCTGGCGCCCCCTCAGCGCTTGCATAATCAAGCGGGTCAAAATTAACAGACAAAAGCTCACTTAAAAAAAACTGACCTGTATTTGCACGATTGAAAATGAAATACCCATCCTGGTATGCAACTGTGTTTGCTGGATACCAGCCATCACCAGAAAGCTCAGCAAGCCCACCTTCTGTACTGTATGAATAACCTTTGTTGCCATCAACAAATACCAATATCGTACCATTATCAGAAGCGCTAACCCTGCCAGAAAGGAACACATCACCTATCTCTGACACCCCACCGAACTTATCAACCTTGTATAGCTTTGTTGGCGTCATGGCATAAAGCCTGTTATCCATAACATGAAGGCATAACACAGGACCGGTAGGAAGCTCTGTGAATTTCGCGGTACCTGGCGTTCCGTATATTGCAACCGGCGACTTGCTATCTGGAGGCATAGACTCAGCATAAAGATTCACAAGCCTTGAGCCATTAACCGCCTGGCTCCTGCCTTTATTTGTTCCGATCGCTAGTTGAACTGGTATTTTCATAATGGACCATGGTTAATGTCATACCCATTCTTGCGTATCAATCCTAAGTCAACCTCAACCGTCCCCATGCGGGTTTTGCTGTTTGTCCGCTTCAGCACCATGATTGCTTGCCGAAAGCCTGCTGCAACTGCTGGCGTAACATCAACGCCATACTCTGTAGCAAGCTCGATAGCCAAGCCAAGGCGGATGGCCTTGTCGTATCCTGGTGGAAACTGAACAGACTCGGTGAGTGCTGGTAACTCGGTGATAGGCTTTGTTGTGACCAACTTCAGTGTATCTCCAGCTGTAGGAATACAACTGAACTCAAGGCGGCCAAGTGGGTATTCTGGTTCGTAGTAAACGTAGTCGGGTGTATTTACAACGGTATCCTTCAGGCTGATATTGGCCCAAAGGTTCAAGCTGGCAATACTTACCGGTGTTTCAAGATTACCGGCATCACGAATACGCACATTCTCAATGGTAGTGGGGCGAACAGTATCAAAGTCTCCACCAGGACCAATGGTATAGGTTCGCTTGCTGCTCAGTGTGAATGACTCATGCGTCAATGCAGGAACAAGCAAGCCCTCATTACTCCAACTATCAAGCATCTGCTTTGCATATTGAAGTGCATCCTGTGCTTCAGAAGGCTTTGCCTGTTCCCCACTGGCAAGCACGCCGATAGTGCGCAAGGCACCATCAATCAGTTGCTTGGTCGTTGCCATTTAGCTTCTCCTGGATCTTGGCAATCAATGTTTCTTCCTTCCAGGCTTTCATAAGCTTCAGGCCAAGACCTTTACCAAGTTCAACGTGCTCATCTTTGGTAAGGCTCTCAGGGTTCTCCTGGAATGCACTTAACAGGCCCTGCTGTTCAGCTGTAAGTTCTACATCACCATCATTGCCTGATTCTTCAGCTTGCTTGAACTCTGCCGGCGAGTCGCGCCAACCTTCTTGCTCAAGATCGTCAATGTCTGCTTCATCTTCCAGGGTAAATAGTTTTGCACCCTTATCGGGATGATAAAGCCACATACGCTTTGGTTTATTCTCTGGCATTGCATTTCTCCGTCAATGGTAAAAGGGCGGCACTAGGCCGCCCGGTTAACTATCTTAGCCTGCTGCTGACCACATACGGTGAGCAAGTTCAGGATAGATAAGGTGAGTACCCCATACCGCATCAATACGGGTGATCTCGGTTTGCTGGTTAATGTCGTATGCACCAGTCATGCACAGTGACAAACCAGAATCAGGATCACGCACGCGTGACTTGACGGTAGCTGACTGAGGCAACTCAAGGTCAACCATTGCCAGGGCACAAGCGTCACGATGGAACAGGAAGTTCTGACGGTAGCTTGTGTCCGCGGTGCCCAACACGGTGATAGCTGCACCATCTGCCGGCGCTGCTGACACGTTCTGGAATGCAGAAAGGCTCACAGTGTTACCTTCAGCATCCACAGTGGTCAGTGTGCCATCGTTGATAGCATGGCTTACCGGGATAGTTGCATTACCTAAACCGTCACTGTCCACATCCGCAGTCACAACAAAGTGCTGCAAGCGGCCTGTTGACTGGTAGCTTTGCGGGTTGATCTCATAGACGCCAGCAAAGGTAATAACATCACCTTCTTTCAGCAATCCAGTTACACCAGTG